AAATAGGGCGAGTTTTATTATTTGTAAAAAAATATTTTCCTTTATCGTTCTTCCATAGTTTAGGATACTTCCACTCTTTTAGTTTCCACAAGACAACCTGTCCCACATTGTTGGCTTCGACAATAACTCTTGCATTCCATTTCAAACCTTCTTGCCATATAACCTCAGCAAACTTTGGTGGTGTAATTTTGTTGCTCCAGTATTGAGCAACCACCTGTCGTGTCTGACAATCAATGATTGTAAACGCAGAATAGTCTTTACCAATACCAGCAGCCACATCAACACCCATAACATAATCATGCTCATAGGAGGGCTCAGAATAGATTTTAAGGGCTCCTGTTGGATCAGGTATGGTATCTATCTCCGAAAGTTGTTCGGGCGGAAAATAAGGCGTTCCTGCCGTTCTAAATGCCTCTTCTATTGTGGCTGGATACTCTCGCATAAATTTTTCTTTACCAAGAGTTGCAATCTGTTTTCTTCTCCAGTATATCTGTTCGTCTGTAAGATCAAATTCTCTTTTGAGTGACTCTTCTCTTTTGCGTAAGTTAAATGTGGGAGGGATCTTTGTTTTGTATTCTGGATGTAGATACCAAGGAAAGAACATTACCTTCCACTCTGGTTCTTCAGCATTAATGTTTTCCATAATAAGTTCATAGAACTTGTCACCCATAGCATTGGGTGTAGACTCGATGATAATTTGGTTTGCACCAATGGTTGCCATCATTGTTGATAGGAACTCTTGTTGATCCTCATAGAAGGCGAATTCTGATAGATGAACGCCGTCTAGTTGAAAGGAGCGAGTACCACCCTTTGACGATGCTGTAAACGATCTAAGGGACGCTCCTGAGCCTTCAAACACAAGTTCAGACACATTGTCCTTTTTGATGACTTTACGCATTTCTTTTACAAGGTTTTTGTTAAATGTTTTATCCATACCTGCAATGTTGTTTGCGGCTTCTTTGGTGTGTGCAATCACACCATAGGATCTGGGTTCAACATCGTAGTAGGACTGATAGAAGAACCACGAACGAATTAAAGTTGATATACCAAGTTGTCGTGCTTTTAATACAATGATCTTGTCATAGTTTTGCAATGCGTGAATCATAAGTTCTTGGGCTTCGTATGGGGAAAAGAAGTCAAGTCTTTTTGTTTCTTTGTTGTAGATTGTTAGTAACCTAACAAACGTTTCGTAGGGTAAGATATCCATAAATTTATTTCCTTTGCTTTGTGCTGTAAATAGAATAGTAGATGGGTAAGTTGAAAATTTGGGGTGCGAATTTTTTGGCTCCCTATGGTACCATAGCATACCATAGTGCATATTGGGTGTCCCCCCTATGCACATACTACACCATACACCACAGACTATGCTGTACATACACACTACCATCACTGATGCTCTACACCACCAGTGATCACTGCAATCTATCACCAAACTTTTTTTGGAAAAGTTGTCGATAGTGCTTGACAAACCTGTGAGAATATGTTATAATATATATATAAGTTAAACAAAGGAGAAGATATGGAAACTTATAACATTACATTTACTTCGGAAGTCTGGTATGACTTATGGAGACTGACTATCCCAAACTATTGTGAGGAGTGCTACCCAGAAGAGTTGACTATCAAAGGAGTCTTGCAAGAAGACAACAGCGAGTATCACTCTTGCTGGAATAATGTCTTGGAGTTCTTGCTCCCACAAGGACTATATGAAGCCTTCGGTACGCTACCCATAGAGTGCTATGCTCGCTATGCAAATATCAACTTGCACTACACAGACTGGCAGGAGAGCGATCGCCTCTGTTCTGCTGTGGTTGAGGAGACAGCAAAGGAACTTGGTGTCAAACTTGAGCCTTGCGACATTGCTGATATTGTCTACAACATTATTGCTGATGGGAGTGAGGGCATTTATTCCGAGGAAGAATATGGCTGGACTTATCACGAGGACTCTGGTGACTGGGCTCAGTGGGAAAACTTCACCGAACCTGATACAGCAGAGGTGAGACGCATAGCGATCGAGGAGATACAGCACCTCAAAAAAAATGAAAAAAAGTAAAGAAAGTAGTTGCGGAACCCTTTCGTTTATGCTATAATGATAGAGTAGGGTAGGGGTTTTACCTCTGCCCTTTTGATAAAGACGAAGGAGTTCATAATGTCTATTACAAACAAAGAAACTACAACCATCCTTGACGATGGTGAAACTTGGAGCGGCACTGGCTATGTCGCTGTGTTTGGCTCAAAGGAGAAACGAGAGTTTCTCCACGCCAGAGAGTTTGACGAGGACTTGCCGGAAGACACATCACCCGTAGATAAAATGACGGACAGCGAGTTGGACTACTGGTTCTGGGAAGAACTCAACGGAGACAAAGCCATCAGGGACTTGGATGTTGTGTGTGAAGTCTATGAGACAGACAGGCTGATGAAGTTCTATCTTATGTCTCGGGAACTTGGCTTGGATAAGATAGTCTGGGAAACTCTGGATGGTGTGGAAGCAGCATCCAAATAAAATGTTTTTGTGTCCTCGGCTATGTCGGGGACGCAATCCACCCTCAAAAAAAAATGAAAAAAAATGATAGTAAATAGTGCTTTTGGGTTTTCATTAGACTATTTACTATGTAAGCAAAACATAAACAGGCGAGAGCCAAGGAGATTTATTATGGGAACTTATGGAAATAATCAAATGAAGATAGACACCAAGGCGGTGTGCTTCGCAGATATCTTGGAGATAGAGTTGAAAAACACTACTACCCAAGACTTCAAGGACGGGATTGAGTGGGAACGAGACGGAACAGCATTTCGTTTTCAAGGCACCGGTGAAAAGGTTGCGTGGATAAACAACCCAAGGTTGAACCCGTTGGAACAACTATGCGACTGGTGTGGTGAGTGTAGCGAACGCAACTTCCCAGCGTCAGTCAATCTGGCTGGGACTTGGGAAAGTTTCATCTGGTTCTACTCTACTGACTTTGCGAGCGACGAGATTTGCTTCAACGAGATTGTTGATAGGGCTATTGAGTTCAAGTTGATTGACGAGGACAAGAGAGACGAAGTCATTATGAAGTTCGCTGACGAGTTCTATGACTGGTGCTGGGACAACGAAGTCTTCTATGATGACGACATCGCAACCCTTACCTTTGCTTGGGATGGAAGTCTGTGGGTAGATGACGATGAAGATAGAGAGCCTATCATCGGGCAGACAATCAACGCCCTTGCTCGTGATTACTTTGACGCATAAAAAAAGTTCCAAGTTTTTTCACATTTTACTTGACGAACCCAAAAAAATGTGGTAAAATAATAGTAGAGGTTGAGGGATAAACACCTTCCACTCTACCCATAGACTATTACAGGCGAGAGCCAAGGAGATTTATTATGTCTAAAAATCAAAACTACACCGACGCTGAAAGAGTGTTGGACTACTGGATGAACCCAGCAAACTACAATAGCATCTTTGATTGCTACGATGGACAGCATGGATGGGATGAGGAGATTGAGTTGAGCGACAACGACATCCTCACTATCATCAAGGCTTACCAGAACAGCCACAAGTTTATGTGGTTTGATAATGGAGCAGGAGAGTTGAAGTTCTTTTCCTGTGTTTACAATGATGGGTGGGGTGGCTACACTGCGTTCCACATTGAGGACAGCGAGGCTATTGATGCCTTGCGTTTGGAGACACCTGTGGATGGCGTTGATGATGGACGCAACCTACGCATCTACACAGACGACACGGATTACTGGACTTTCTTCCAAGAGGACTTGGGTTGGGATGACGAGCGTCTTTATGCCGCTGAAAGAAATGCGAAAGCCTTGTTCGCAAAAGGAGGTGAGTAATGGGAGTAAGAGGAGACATCAAAGGTTCCATCACCTTCATCAGTGAAGTTTGGTTTGACTTGTTCCGCCTATCAGGTAAGGGCAAGAACCACATCGTCCTTGAAGATGCTGACGAACTCACCCTCCACTATGTTGTGGAGGATGTCCGTGTAGGATGTGGCGGGGGCAACCCCGTCGCCTACTGCGACTTGGTTCCGTTTGAGTTTCAACACCTTGACTTGGGATTGGTGGTGGAGTATGCTGAGTTCTACCATCCCTGCTGGGAATACATCCACGAGTTCCTTCACGACTTCCTTATGGCTGGGATAGATGAGTTGAAGTTCAGGGGCAACTTGGATAAGAGTTGGCTTGATACTATTTGGAGTGAGTTAGACTTGGCTGTGGATGCCTTTGATAATGTGCTTGATAATGGTGATGTAAGTCCTGATGCGGACAACTACATCTTTGAGGATGGTGAGTGGGTTCAAGGCTTTGAGGATGCTTACACTAATGCTGATGCCTATGCCTATGCTCTTGAAGCCTTTGGTGAGTTGGATAAGCAGGTGCTCAAAGAGTTTGCTGGTGAAGACTGGGAGACAGAGGTGGAACCAATCTACAATAAGATAATGGAACTTTACAAAGAATAGTTTAGACAACTATCTTCTCCTTGGGGGGAGGGCTTCGGCTCTCTCCCTTTTTTTGTGCCTGCTGATCTCGAACTTCTGATGACTCGATGTCATTTAAATTAGGTACACAGATATTCAGGGCTTGCCTTACGCCTTGTCTCTCCTTGTCTTGTCTGCATATAAAAAGAACCCACCAAGTAATTCAGGTACCTGATGGGCTCAAAGGAGATTTATAATAATGTCTTATTGGTGCAGGTTTTAAGAGGCTGCTCTCTGTAATTCTTTTAGTCTTTCCTCGAAGGCTTGGGATGCTACCCTGTCTTCCTTGATCTCTTCTAACTCTGCATATTCTCTACATAGTCTTGCCAAGTCTAACATATCTTTGATCTTCAAGTCATTCAGTATCTCTGGGTTCTTCTCGAAATGTAATACCTGTAATGATAACATCTCCCAAAGGTAGTCTGAAATCTTCCTGTCTCTCACTGCCTTCTTCAGTCTTGTCATTGTGGTGTTGTAAGTCATTCGTCGTTTATTAGCCATCGTCTTGTCCTTCTGTGGTGGGGAGAGGTGCAACCTATCAATAAAATTACACCTCATTTATCCTGTGTTGTCTATAATAAATAGTAAGTTACAAAGGTAAAAGCATTTTTTATTATAGAAATAAATAAGTTTTTTTTATGCCTTTACCTGAGAATAACTATTGATTTACTACTCATTATCCTTCGTCTTTCTAAACATTTTATTCATATAAGTCTGAGGCAACCAGTAGTGATCTTGGTTTCTGACACATTGAACTTTATAGATTACTTCATAAGAAAGAACATCTAAGTTTTCTATTTGAGTTCCTCTC